CAATCCGATATATCCCATACCAATGATCATATCTTTTCCTACCACCTGAGACATTGCACTTCCACCCCTTTTTCAGATGATGCCTCTGCTGTTACATACACTGTATCTCTCACATATAATCCATAGCCTGAACTTTCTCCGATAATACATACCTGTGCGGCGTTTCCGGGGATAAGTATACCTGTCTCATCTTCGGAATCAAAGGCTACTTTTATATCTCCATCTGTGAAGTTTTTTACTAAAAATTTGCTCCCTTTCACAGGAAATTTATACGCTAGTTTCCCACTTTGCGTTGTTGGTTGTCTTATTACATTCATTCATTTTTTCCTTTCTAAAGAAGTTACTGCACAAAATAGCAATATTGCCTCCGGCTATTTGCACCTGACAGTAAAAACCACAAAAATACAAGGCATAGTAAGAGAATGTCAATTTGAAAATGGATTGGCTACCCTTAACGCTACTGAAATTGTGGGGTTTATCCCCAAATGGGCTTTTGCTGTGTGCCAGCCTAGTTGGTTAGACAACACTTTGGTCGGCGTAAGTATGGCCCACTCAGATGATCTGTTTACTTTTCAGCTTATGAATAAGACTGATTATACTGGAGTTATCTGGATAACCGCCCTGCTCGTTTGCAATATAAACTAAATGTCCACTATACCAAAATGATCATACGCTGGATGTTGTGTCTATTGTGGTCCAGCCGGACCATAATAGGGCCTCAGACAGGCAGATAATCCCTTTAAGCGGTTTGTATTGTTTTGATATTGCCTGCATGGTCCACAACTCTCAATGCTCCGTCTGTATCCAGATATATCAGGCAAGCATTGATCCCTGTGTTTTCTAATGAAAGACTTGCGCGGCTATATTGGTTTTGATTAGTCAGGCTTTCAATGTGTACAGCTGCATTTTGCCAGTCCGTACCCGTAGAGCCATTTATTTTTTTAATGTGCATCGCGCCGGTTATAACGTCACCACTTTTACTGACCTTATTATTTTCCAAGTCTGTTACCCTATTAGTAGTATTCTCAATATTGCTATTTTGTTGAGTAATCTGATCCTGAAGATTCTTGCCAAAAGCAGCGTCAAGCCCGAACTTCCCCGCCTCTGTTGTCAGCCCATTATTTACCAGGTACTTCCCAAGTACTGTCTGGAAGGTATCTGATGTCACCATTTTTTCAACCAGTTTCTGGGCGATCTTATCAAGCAGCGCCTGCACGGTGGACTTCTTGCCTTTCCCTACTCCTGTAAGATCTTGGGTATCTATTACCGATACTGTTGTTGCTGATCCATCAAAACCGGCCGCCTGTGCCGCTTTATCAGCTGAGGCTGCAGCATCCCTAGCGCTGTTAGCTGCGGCTGTTGCCTTTTGGGTTGCTGTAGTTGCTGCTGTGCTGGCCGTGCTTGCGCTTTCTTCCGCCGCTATGGCACTGCTGCTGGCTTCTCCCGCTTTCTGACTGGCCGTGCTTGCGCTCTCCGCAGCTTTTGCAGCACTATTGCTGGCTGCGTTGGCCCTCTGTGTAGCTGTAGTCGCACCTTTCTCCGCCGAACTGGCACTATTGCTGGCCTCTCCTGCTTTTTGAGTTGCCGTGATTGCTGCCGCACTGGCTGTAGATGCGTTTCCTGACGCCTCTGCAGCACTGCTGCTGGCTTCTTCCGCTTTCTGGCTGGCCGTGGTTGCTGCCTGTGTTGCTGTTTCGGCTGCTTTTACTGCCTTTTCGCCTTGTTTCTGCCATTCAGCTTCATTGTTCAAACGCTGATTCTCGTTCTCAACTCGAATATTTTCAGCCTCTACACGTTTCTTCTCTGCTTCTTCTCGGCCCTTTTCATCAGCATCTAATCCTTCCATTTTCTGATCAATACGTTTTTCCAGTTCTTCTAATTCTGTCAACGGGAGGTTCTCTTCTGATGGGGTATCAATAGTTTGCCCCACATATACATACCCTTGATTAGTAGCCCATTTTACAGTACCAAAGTCATCTGATCCACGAACGGCAATCCATACAGTTCCAACCTCTTTTACACTGTTTTTCCCTACAGTCCAGGTAAGGATTATTTCCGCATCCGAAATTTCCTTATCCAGCAGTGCCGTATCTTTCTTTTCATTCCCATACCGTAGATCCAGTCTAAAATCCAGATAAGAAATATCTACCCCGCCAGCAGTGAGGCGGCTGATCCTGATCTGCCGTACTTCTGAGTTGCTGTCATATGGTGTCCCTATCTGTCTTTCGCTTTCCGGGATTATAAGCTCTCTTCCACGCACAGTAATCAATTCAACCGCACCCCTCTTTAATTATTTGATGTTACTACCTGCTCTTTTGCATCTTCCTGCAACTGTATCGCATAATCCATCTGTGTTTCGGCATTTTCCAAAACCTCAACTACACTTTCGGGTAGTTCGTTGACTACTCCCCTCTTAATCTGATATGCTACTCCGTTAACGCAGACAAACACATCTGCCCGATCCTGTTCATTTCTCCCCTTAGGGATTTTAAAACGTACCCTTTTTTCAGCAGTATTTACCTTCTTCTGTTCAGAGTTTTCCTTCATTTCAGCAGTTACATCTTCCTGGTTATTCATCTCTTCATTCTTTCTCATCTGCACACCTCTTAATTTGCAACCCCATCGCTAAATGTAGATGCGGTTTCAATACGCACCATATACTGCGGTGATAATAATTCTGTTACCTTAAGCGCCTTCCATCCGACCGTTGCACGCTGGTTTAATGCATCCGCTGTACCAGAGCTTCCCAGCTGTTTGATAATTGTTTCCAATCCGCCACCTGTAATCTTAGTAGTTGCATATGCATTAGCTCCAAATACAAGTGTTGAATATACATCTACCTTTTTATTTTCATTAGCAGAGTCTTCCACACCGGCTTTGGGGAAAATCTTGGCTTCTGTCGTTTCTACGAAGCGCACTCCCTCAAATTCTCCGATCTCACCATTGTAAATCCGCTCCGGATTTTTATATTTTACTGCCTCTATAAACCTGTCGCTCTCAGTTAGATCAAAAGAGCAGTCTGGGTGTATGATAGCAAAATAGTAATTGCCAATACGTTCTGCATTCTGCTTTTTCAGGGTTCTTACCGCCATTTTAACAGCCTTTGGTGTCAGCTTCATATCCTTTGTGATGGCAGCCCTTGACTTAACCTGCCCCTCTGCATACTGTACATTGGTTCCTGCATTCATAACCTCTCTGGAGATCGTATCCAGCGTTCTTCCTGCCTGTGATCCGATCAGAGTAGTCGCTTCAACAATATTGTTATCAATCGCCGTCAAAATCAGAAGATCAGAAAGCTCAATAAATCCACCATACTGCTTCACCGTAGCTTCGATCTTGGTTACATTCATAGTCTGGCCCTTGGGGGTAACGCCCTCCGTCAGAGGTGTCAGCATTTTTTCAAGCTGGTCATACCTTCGAAATTCTATCGTTTTTCCGCCATTTTTAGGAATATCCCTCTGCTGCGCCCATTGGTCATGAACCAGCTTCGGCTCTGCATTCTCAATCAGATTCCGGTCATAATACGTTTTCATTTCAACACTCATACCGTCCGCTGTTGTCACGTTAGCAGGGCCTTCAAACAATCTCAAATTAAGAATTATCTTCTTTTTCATTCCAATCTCCTTTAAATTATAATCTTTTCCCCTCTGGCAGCCCGCTCCATAATCTTGTGGAACTCTTCCGGCGAAAGATCCCATGCGCTTACTTTCGTTCCGTTTGCGCTTCCTGCCCCTATGCCGTTTTCCGTTGGTCTTCCACTTCCTGATCGAATAGAATCAGCTACCTTTTTCTTGGTGTCTTTTTCCGTCTTTACCATCAGGCCGTGTGTAAGTTCGTCAAAATGGACTGCCTTATAGGCTGTTTCTACACTCATTCCAGCACCTAAGGCTCTTTGGAAATCCGGATTCTGACATTCTGTTTTCATGTCAAAATTGGGGAAACGCTGCTTACAGAGTTCAGCTTCTTTATCCCACCTTGCATATGTATCATCTCTCTGTCGGATCTGCTGCGCCCGGTTAACCGTGTCAATCAGCTGCTGATTATCCGCTTCAAGCTTTCTCATATGCTTCAACTGATCCACAGTCATATTTTCCTTAAGTGCCTGCTCCTCCCAAAATGAATTATCCTGGTCAATAGCCTCCATTACATTAGGGACTGTAGGCTCCTGAAGCCCATAGCGTAATCCAAGCATTGACATTAACGGCGTATAAGCGTCCAACTGTTCCTGAAGCTTTTTTTCATCCTTAAACCTTCGATTGATGTGCTCACGTACATCATTTCCATACAAGTCCTTATACTCTTCCTTGAAGCGCTCATAGGCCGCCTGGCGCTCTTCCGGTGTGTGCTCCGGTATCTTCTCACCTTCCACAGTGCCTCCAGTGGTGTTCTGGACATTTTCTCCCATTTGTTCCGCTGCTGGTGCCGGTGATCCGCTGCCTGCTGCCGATGCTCCTCCTTCACCTTCAAATAACCTTAAATTCATCTTGATCTTTCGCATTTCCACTCCTTTTCTGCGGTCTTTCCCGCGTGTCTCTATTCTGCGGTCTCTCCCGCGTGCCTCTGCTGTATATGCTATCACAGTCCTTTTTCTGTCTCTACCACCCCATTTTCCAACTCCAGCTTAACAAAATCAGGGTACGAATCTCTTAATAATTCAAACCCGGTCTGTATGGTATAAACAATATGGCCCAACCGTTCCTGAGCTTTTTTCTTTGCCAAAACTCGAATATCAATAAAACCTGATTTTATTTGCATTTCTCGGATGACAATTGCCTTTTCTTCACTCAGTTCAAGCATACACTGTGCTGCCGTCTCCCCCAAAGTAGATACGGCAGCACACACAATGTCATGCCCTTCTGGCAGATCATTAGCCTGTCCATACCCTGCATGGCCCTCTGCTACCAATCGGAAATACCCTGGAACATTTATGATTGATATATTTGTCACTATTTCACCTCCGTAGCCTCTGCCACCTGTTGTCTTGCTTTACTGGCCTGACTGTTTCCCATCGTTATGGGCTGTCCCAGACTATTGGTCTTTATATTCTGGCTGTTCACATCAATTCCTGTCATTGCCAGCTCATTATCTCCGATCAAGCTTCCCACTGCCTCTATCAGATCCGGGCGGTTCGTCATTTCCGCCACCATAGGGGCAAGTTCTACAAGGATCTGCTGCAGTTGCTGTAGTTTCTGGTACATCGTACCGTTTTCCGTAATTTTCCTGATTACCTCATCCCTCCGGTCGAAATCCATCATGGACACAACCGCAAGAGCCTGATCCGCAATCTGAGGATTAAATAATCCCATTCCAAACAGTTCCTTTGCCAATTCATTATTGGCAAGCCTGCTGTACGGGCTTGCTTTCTGTGCTGATATTTTAATGTCAAATACCGGCTTTCTAAGTAATATCCCCTGGTCGAACATCTGTATTTCCTGCTGTTTGATTTGACTGTTGTCCAGCATGACATATTCAGCTGCCCCATTGGGTTTTGTTATTCGATAGCATCTTGGTAGATCGTAAAACTGCCGGATCAATTCTATGATTAAAAATACAACCTTGCTGTGTGCTCCATACGTTGCCTTAATCATATCCCGGCTTAATTTGCTCCCTGCTTCCTGAAGAGCGGCAATTGCAGATGCAGCTGTTACACCGGAAGAGGTCGACCCCTGCGAAAAATCTCGGTTCCCACTGGTTTCCTTCAGTTCATCCACTTTTATGCTCCGCATATTTATGACATAATCGGATAACTGTGGCGGTTTAATCTGCTGGATTCTGCTCTCGTCTATCGTTCCTGATACTTTCACAATATCCTTTGATAGATCTGCAAAGTCTTCCTCATTAACGTTTGCACCTTCTGAGACAAAATAGCGCGGTTTATTTAATGCAGTGCTTTTTATTATCAGCGAATCCAACTTATCAATATATTCCTGAGGATTAACCATAACATCCAAGTACCCGAATCCAGCCGGAGAAGCTTTTTCCGGAAACATTACATCAAAAACAAACGGATATTGTCCGTGATCATACCATCCACGTTCTTTCATTTCGGGATCGTCCTCGGATGCATACAGCACCGCCCCCGGAATAAATTTGCAATAATGCAGTATTGTGCGTACTCCGCCATTTTCCAGTTTTATACGCCGCTTATAATACCAGTCAATTACCTGTACTTTATCTGATGTATCAATAGCATCATCGTAGATATATTCAGACTTAATCAACTCGCCTGTAGCTACCGCCTTATCAATCAATACCGGCCAGCTTTCTTTCAGTTCATCCAGATCCACCAGCTCTGTAGTAAATATATCCTTTGACTTCTGTATGTCCCTGATTCCCGGCTCCCAAAAGATATTCATGATATCCTGGCATTTAATATCAATATCCCCTAATCCATTTTCCTTTTCTGTGTTCCAGAAAACTCCATATATGGCTGTTCCGGTTTTAGGCTTGTCCCATGAGCAATTATCATATACCTCTTCAAAATGATTCTGCTCTAATATAACCGGTACCACCTCTGACAGTATTTTTGCTGTTTCTTCGTCTGATTCTTCCCGTGGTAAGATCGCCGGACATGGGAAATTATCCTGAAAATCAGCGTGTTTATTTGCCAGGCTGTTAAAAAGCCATGCGCTCACAGGGGTCGGGTCATTCTCATTCCTGCTTTCACTTCCAAACCTCTGCCAGTGGTTATTTTTCCACCATTCCTCAGCGTTTACAATTCGCGTTTCCAATGCTTTCTTTCCCATTTTGTATTTTTGCAGACGCGCATAAGCCTCATCTATCTGTTTTTTTCCTACTATTGGCTGTCTTTCATTATTTTCCATAAAAATCTCCTAAATCCTGATAAAACGGTATGTTTTTTCCCTCTCCTCTTTGTACAGATCCAGTGGATCATCTAACGGAGGAAGCTTCTTGACATTCTCCCGTCTTGCAATCTGGTACTGCATCAGGAAATAACGGCACTCATCATAGATATGGTCCTCCTGAGTGGTGTCAATATCCTCCACATTCTTCTCATCATACACAAGCTGAGGAATGGTTCGTATAAATCCTTTGCAAGTGTTAAATACATAAAATAGCGGATGGCCGTCCGCATTAAATGCCATTCTGTAGTGATACTGCATTTTTCCGGCAATTCGGTGATTATCCCCGGGATTCCAATACACGCCCTCACGGGCCATAATATCCGCTATTGAATCCCCACGGCTTCGATCAAATATAGACGGATCTGCTATACCGCTGATCTTCCTTCCCCTTAAATTCTCGTCTGTCTTTTCTACTTCCCGAATCATGCGCGCCTGCTGGGCTGGATCTACCTCCAGCCCTACATTTGCCTGTCCTTCCTTGCAACCATATAATTCCCTTATCCGGTATACACAGCCGCTATAGTCCACAGCATACCATCCAACAGAAAACGGTTTTGCATAGCCGAAATCATAGCTCCTGCCAATAATCCAATCATCAGGGATTCGAAACGGTTCGATAACATGGGTCCATTCTCGTGTCTGATAGTTATCCGGATCATTTTTCCACTCTGAGAATACCTGACCAGAAAAGGAATCCCAATCCCCATATAGCAGTGCATTCCGCTCCGCTTCCGGCATCATAGCCAATGATGCTATATATTCCGGGTTATTATCCATCAGAGCTTGATTGTCAAAAACAGAACTAGGGATAAAAATTCGGTCCCGAGTGCGTATGATTTTCTTTCCGCTTGGAAGAGTGATAGTAACATCCTGTATTATTCTGGTTTCCGGTTTTGCGGCAGTCACAAATCTGGCCTTGACCCATGGGTGTCCTGGTCCTCCTGGGTTGGCTGTAGCACGGATATAAGTACGTAGGCCCGGAGCAGAAGAACGTACACGGGAAAACAGATACATATACTCCTCTTCTGCAAAATGTGTAAGTTCATCGAATCCCACAAAGTCAAAATGGCGGCCCTGGTATTTAAGTTTGTCTTTGGTATGCTGCATTTGACCAAAATAAATGATTGCTCCTGACGGGAATTTCCAAGAATGTTTACTTTCATTGTACTTTGCCCGTGGGAATGCACTCCCATATAATTCGTGGCTACGGCTGATCAGATCCGCAAGTTCCGGGTAAGTTTTACGGAATATGATAGCTCGATACTGCGGAATATCTACCTGCCTTAATGCCTCTGCCACCAAATAATCACTTTTCCCTCCGCCTGCTGCTCCTCCATACAGTGCTTCAAATTCCGTGTGTGACATCATAAGGACCTGGCGCGGCTGTGGTTTCCAGATAATTCTCTGATTCTTATTCATCCCTTACCTCATTGCTCATTTTCTCAACTTGTGCTGGGGTGAGTATCAGTACACCAGATCCCTCTTCATCTACGGAATTCTCCAGAATTTTTTCCTTCCAGATCTCAGGCTTGCGGTTCTTAAGCCAGAAAATAATGGCCTTTATATCTGGTTCAACATAATGGCGTTCCTCTGCAGTCTGTAACTCCTCCTTCTCTGAAATCCTTTTTCCTGTATCTGGATCATATTCCACATTCTTAACCTTAAAAGTTTTCTGCTCCATCACATAAAATCCTAGTGCTTTCTTGTATAAACTGTCCTCTACCAGACGGTCAGCAAAGTCCTTTCCCACAGCAAGTGCCTTGCCTATCTGAGGATATTTCTTTTTCCATTCCGCCAAGGTCGATCGGCTAATCCCTATCTGGTGAGATATTTCTTCATCTGTCATTCCCGCTCTTGCCCAAGCAGACAATATCCTCTGATTATCTTCATTTTCAGACCATTCCCTCCATCTTTGTCTTCCACTTGCACCTTTCACCTTCTTTACTGCCATTTAATCACCTCAATGAATATTTTATCTTCTTTGTATCCCGCTCTCTACCACCCCATATTTGTCTGATTTTTCGCATCAAAAAAAGCCCCTTTTCAGGAGCTCTTACTAATTTACCGCGCGCGCGTGCGCGTGCGTGGTTACAGTCCGACTTGTCTGATCTCATTTCAAAAAACTATCAAAATAGCCTTTTTCAATCATATCCACAGACCCATCTTCCACCTGTCGGCATTTATATTCTACCTGTTTTCCCTTCTCAAGCTCTTCTGCGCTTATGTGCACCACTGGTCCTATCTTCCGCGCAAGCGCTGATACCCATATCATAGATCCCTGCGCTATCAGGTCAGTGTGCACAATGCGTTTCTGCATATCCATCATACGTCTTTTGGCATCCCTCTCTCTCCTCTCCGCATCTCTTACTCTTTCAATTAAACTTTTTTGTTTTTTCATTTTTTCTCTTTCTCCAATTCTGTTTTGTAAATTGCTTTGAAGTATGGACATGATTCATACAAATCTTCGCAAAATATTTCTGCATAATCATTTTTTTCTTTATGGCACTTAAAAACAATCTGATTTCTGATATCAAACCCCACATTATTTTCTACTTTTTGGCAGGTAATTGTTGGCTGTTTTTTTGTGTCGCTAGATCTCGTCTCATAGTATGGGCATTTCACTTTAACCATATAATTCATAGCTTTTTCCTACCTCCCGTTTCTTGATATGTTTTTTTGCACTCTTATTAGCGGCCTTTTTAGGGCCGCTGCCATGCTTAATAAGCCGTGCATATATATAAAACAATGCCAGCTCCTTGTTATATTTAATTTCTGCATCCAGAAATGTATAACCCGGATATGCTTTTTCCATCTCCTCCTTCATTGTTTCATGGGACTGCACCATGATATTCACTCGTCTTTTCCGAAACTTGCTGTAACTGCGTGTAGGCTCAGGCGGCTTTTTCAAATTTTTGGAAGCGCACCACCTCTTAGTCCCGCGTGGATTCTGGGTAATGTATGTAGCAAGGCCGGTAATCAGGAAGTTTTCATCCGGCTTAATGCGGCGTGTATTCTTCCGGTCGCATTTCTCCCACATATCTTCCAGCTCATCCCGATCCATGCCTTCTCCTGTCAGCAGGATGTGGAAATGAGGGCGCACCTTTCCATCAAATGCCAGAATATAGATATACTTAATATTCCCCATCCCCCTTTTCTTTCTCCAGTAATTGACCCGCCGTATAAAATTCCTTATATCCTTCTGTGCTGCCTTGATATCTGCGGGTATGTGCTCCTCATTCCATCCAAACGTAGCCCATATATCGCCCTCCCCGAAGTTAATACACGCCAGCCGGATGCAGTATCTCCGGGAGTTCTTATCATTCAGATTCTTTTGTGACGGCTTGGTTTCCCGTCTTTTCACAGTTACCGGCATATCTGACTTTCTGAAAAATGACGGATACACCTGGGATTCCAGAAGTTCATTTCCGCTGATTATGTTCTTTGCTCTGTTGGTAGTAGTCCGATACAGACAGCTTAATCCCTGCTGGGACACCAGCTTTTCTATCTCCCATTCCTGAAGCTTATCTGCCTGCTCATCATATGCCTGTTCCAGATCATAATCATCATAGTGTCTCATCTGTTTACCCCTTAGTATCTAATGATTTATTTTATCGTCCATTTGCTAATACCCATTACAAGGACGGATAAGAGGACTTGTCCCCGGTTCTTTTTTAGCGGGACCCGTCTGGATCCCGCTATATAATAATGAAGTTATGCTGCACGTTTTCTTACCATCCTAAGAGTATCAGGTGTTGACTGAGCATAATACTGGCTTGTCACCCTTGAATCAGCATGGCCCATTACTTCCTGTATTGTGCCAATATCCACACCCTTATTTTTCAGATCCATTCCCAATGTTTTACGCATTTTATGGGGATAGCATCTGTTAGTGACCCCCACTCTGGCAGCCACCGCTTTCATAATTGACCTTACGGAGCTTGTACTGATGGAATGATACGGTTTTCTTTCAGTAGCAAACATATGTTCCGTATTGTCAATCCGAGATTCCCAGTATTTCCGGTAATGATAAAGAGCATCTGCATCCAGATATATTGTGCGGTATTTATTTCCTTTTTCCCCCAGAATCAGGATATCCCCAGTTTCCCAATCAAGCTGATCTATGGTTATCTGGACGATTTCTCCTACCCTGGCACCAGTGCTGCGCAGCACCTCAATCAGAGCTCTTTCCCGCAGTGTCTGGCAGCCATCTTTCAATCGAGCCATTTCCTCCGCAGAAAAAAAATCTATTGGTTTCCTTTGCACTTTTAACGGCTCAATGGCTTCCACTGGATTCACGGCAATCATCTTTTCTTTCCGCATCCAAGTGAAGAAGGCTGAAAGAAAGCGCCTTTCATTATTGATCGTCTGCGGCAGGTTCCTTTTTCCGGTATCTTTTTCATTCCTATGCTCATACCAATCAAGGTAATAGAATATGTCCTGCTCATCCATCTGTGTCAATGGCTTATATAATAAGGTAATCAGACGTTTAACCGCACTCATATAGCCATATTTTGTTCCTTCACTCAGCTTTTTCTTTTTATATAGGAAGAGTTTGATTATGTATTCGTTCTGCTGATCAATACTGTCCTTCATTTCCATCGGTAATGTATTCATTTTTTCAATGGATACATTTACCAGTTCTTCTATCATAACCTTCTCCAAAATCTGTAAGGCCTCTGTGCCGATATGCATTGTCATGGCAACGATTACATCATTGATAACCTGGCTTTTTATATTATCGTTCATAATATCCTCCTTCTGCCTTGCTTAAGAAGGGTATATATGGTATACTTATCTTAAGCAGAACGGCGGATCACAGGACCTTGGGCGGTTGGTGATCTGCCTCTTTTTATCGTAGATGAGTTGTTAATGCTTCCTATCTCCATTGGTATCCTCTCCTTCACCAGTCATTTCAATAATTATTTGTTTTTCTTATCTATCAGACTTACAATATGTTAGTACAAAAATAAATCGTCTCTCATATACCTTCCTTTTGAACTGTTCTTAAAATCCTTTGTCTCACCTGATCCCACTCATCCGCCCAGGTCTCCATGTCCACCCGGTCGATCAGGTACCTCCCCTGATATAACGTTCCCATATCACTGTACTTATCAACCTGATATCTGAATTTCCAACCGAACCTCTTCCGAATCTCCTCCCCGCTGTATCGGCCTACAAGTTTTCCGTTATCGTACAGATCATAATATATTGGCCCCGGCATGATATCACCTCCAGAGCAGCAGGAGCACCACCAATAACACCCCTGCCCAAAACAGATCATTCCAACCTCTATTTCCTGATATTAAATTTGACAACGCTATAATAACCCACTCGATTATTACTACCACTTTTGTTGTTTTCATTCTACCTCCTGTATCTCTCATCCGGGCATAATGACGTATATGCATAGGCCGGCATCCGGGCTGACCACTCATCCAGCCTCGGCCCCCGGATCGCCTCTGCGTCACTGGCCG